CACCAATAATTCCTTGCGGACCTTGGTTACCTTGTGCTCCTTGTGTTCCAGCACCTGTAGCACCTTGTACACCAATATCTCCTTGTGGACCTTGATTACCTTGTGCTCCTTGTGCTCCAGTACCAGTAGCACCTTGTCTACCTTGTGTTCCTTGCGGACCAGTAGTACCTTGTGCTCCTTGTGTTCCAACAGTACCATTAGTACCTTGTCTACCCTGAGTACCTTGTGTACCAGTAGGACCTTGCGCTCCCTGTGTACCATTAGTACCAGCAGAACCTTGTGCTCCTTGTGTTCCAGTACCAGTAGCTCCTTGCGGACCAGTCGGTCCTTGATTTCCTTGAGTTCCTGCTGCTAAACCGACAACTGTAACGCCTGTAAAATCAACAGTCGATGCTGGTGTAAATTTAGTTTCAGTATCAGAAACTTCAATAGGAAGAGGATTACCATCACCGTCAGTTAATGGTTTTAAAGTGCCATCAATAGGTAGGTTATCCTCTGTCTTAATTAAACCATGATAGGTTTGATTAATGTAAGTATTATTTAAACTTGCCATATATTTCTTATTTTTATTATTTTAATTGCAATCGTCCCAAAGTTGAACGGCTAAATTCCATTTATCAGGTTCAGTATTCCATTTAAGGCATTCTCCACAAGTTACGTCAACGTAAACTATATTTGCTTCTGCTTCATTATCACTAATGAAAACTACAGTGTCTACTTCATCAACGCATGGTTCTAAGTATGCTTGACCCATATCTAAGATGTAACCATCATAAGGGTCTAATGTAACAGTATCTATAGCCCATAACTTATAATCGAAGTTACCTGCAGGGTACAGAGAGATCAACCCGTTTTCTGGATCTTCATCAACTATATTAACTAAGTCAATTGAAAACTTAGTGTACCTGGTGTTCTGAATTACAATATTTGGAATTACGTAAAACCATTCATTTGAAAAACCCGATTTAAAACCAAATAAAAATAAATTTGAATTAAATGGAATATCAGCATCTAATGTATTTACATAGATGATAATGTCTCCACTTGTGGTTAACTGTTGTAAATTTATCATTCAATTAGATTCTTTTTATATTATTAAATATAGGATTCTAGGATACTGACATATAGGCATAAAAAAAGGGTCCGAAGACCCTTAGATTAAGATTGTTGTATTTTGATGTAATAATATTCTAAGTTATTAGATTTAGGAGATCCTTTTCTTTTTAATTCTACATGTCCAGGAAATGTTTTGTTACAATAGTAGATAAAACTAGGTTCTTTATCAAAACTTTTTAAAACATTTACATATTGTTGCTTTGAAAATTCATTTGGAAGCATGTTAAGAATATCTAAATATAAAGAAAATAGATTTTGTCGACATGTTTCTTGTCCTTTTTTATTACGAAATGTTCTTTGCTCTGGAGTTAATACATCATTAGCTTTTTTTGCTCTTTTAATTTTACCTTCAGCACCAAGAGTAATATTAACTTTTTTAGATTTTAAACTTCTTTGTTCAAATGTAATATTTTGTTGAGAAATAACTCCACCTGATTTACCAGCATTTGATTGTCTTTCAGATAATTTAAATTCTTGATTAGACATTTTACCAAATTTACTTTCTTCAAAGCTTTTGATTTCATTTTCAGCATCTATGAGCCATTGAGGTTTGTTCATATTTTTCATATTTAATTATTTTAAAAAGTCAGCTTCCCAGTTATCTCTATATTCATTTGGATAATCTACCATTTCGTATGCCATTTTTTCAATAGTACGAATATTAGTTTCGGTCATTTTATGCCAGTTATTCCACATCCAATCTAATAGTATAATAACTTGCAATTCATTTTCTAACATTGGTAAACCATTATCATTTAATGCAACTTCAGCAATCCAACCCCAATTGGTTTCAAAATCTAATTGATAATCTTTAACATTAAATCTACCACGAATGGCTGCCAAGTCTTGCATTCTATTAGCTTTTGCAGAACCTCCATTTTTATCTAACATTTCTTTAGCATCACTTTCACAAGGAAGAACAAAGTTAGTAGTAAAAATAAAGATAAAATCATCAGTAGGAACTGTAAAACCATGCATACCTGGCGTTTGATAATCTGACATTACAGATAATTGAGCTTCAGTAAACATGTGTTCATTAATTTTCTTGTTATACTGAAATTGACGAGTACCAACTTTACCAGTCATACCTTTAAGAATATTAATATTTTCTTTGCTTTCAAAGAAAGAATCACAGTCATCAATAACAAGAGCTAATTTAGAACCTTTTGGCATTCTAGAATGAAGTAACATTAAGTCTCCACCAAATGCAAACATAGTTTTGTTACCTTTAAGAGTTAAACTAGGAACTCCTAATTCTTGAATTGATTTTTCGATATTGTAAGTTTTACCAATACCAGTAGTTCCAGCTAAAATAGTATCTAAATACTCGCTACGAACTTCATTACCTGCAGCACGATTAGCTGCTTTTTGAGCTTCTCTAATTAAGCCTTTACGTTTTTGCGCACCTTTAAAGATGGCTTCCTTTTGATGTGTTGAGAATTGAATCATTTTTGTTTTGTTTTAATGTTATATGTAAATATAATACAAAAAAACGACATAGAAAAACTTTTGGTGAAATATTTTCAAAAAGTTATTAACATTTTTCACAACTTATTGATAATCAAACATAAAAAAAGGGAGTCGAAAGACTCCCTTAGTTATTTGTAATCTTAGAAAGATTAAGCGTTAACGATAGTAATACCGGTAACAACTCCTGCTAAATCGCCATCTAGGATGCCAGCAGATTGTGGTTCTTGAGATTGGAATGTAAGAGTGTAACCATTTAAGTCAGCTACTGCGGTTCCTGTTGCAGCAGTTCCTGCTGACATTACAGATCCACGAGTAAGACCCATGATATAAGTTACATCGTTGTTGTCAACGAATGCGATTCTTAAATCTCTGTTTTGAGCTAGCAATAAGATTTGATTTCTTTTTGCTGCTTCCATTTTTTGAAGGACAATTGTAAGTTCTCCCTGATAGAAGACACTTCCGTTAACGTTTGAAACATTGATAGATTCACTGTAGAAAGCTGTATCTTTAGCTAATTGGTATTCGTAGAAAGAACCAGTACCAATCAAGTCAGTGATTTCACCACCACCGTTTACGGTAGTAGTTGTGATTTCACCAGCTAAAAAGTAAGCTACTTTTAAACCACCAATGGAATTCATACAATCTAACGCGATCGCCGCATTTAATAAACAAGCCATAATGTGTTATTTTGTTTTTTTTAAATTAGAGTGGACCATAAGATCCACTCTTTATTGGGGTTTAAATTAAGCTACAGTTGAAACGAATTGAGATGCATAAGCAGCAGTACCCAATTTGAATTTCGCCATAAAGTTTACTTGATCTTGTGAAGGATCGTAGTAGAATCTGAATTGATCTTGGTTATCGATGATACCAGTTCCCATGAACAAGTATTTCTTAGGTCCAACTACAACAGCAGAATCTCCAGCTGGATCAACGATACCAGGAGCAGCAAATACTTTAATGTTTGTACCTGGGAAGATGAAACTAGACTCTGCAGTACCAGCAACATTATTAATGTTAGGGTATTGCAATAGGATAGAATTACCAGTAGCGATAAGACCTTGAGTCAATTTAGAGAAAGTTGCATAAGACATATAAGCAACTAAATCGTCTTCTTGCTTAACAGCAGTAGGGATTAAGTCGATTACAGACCACATGTTAGCAACTGCAGTACCTGAAGTCCAAGCAGTAGAATATGCAGTAGCATCTACAGCACCTTCAGCAACTGAAGTTTGAAATAACAAACCATCAAGAGATGAACCATCACCAGCCCATAGAGTGCTCTCTACGTATTGGTTGATAGAACGTACTTTGAAATCTGCGATAGCAGCTTCGAAAGGTACACTCTCGTGGATTGCGTTTGGAGAAAGTTGACTAGACAACCAGTAGTCATAAAGACTGTCTGGACATAAAGTCTCTTTTAGCATTTTAGCAGCAACTACGATAGGTAATTGAGTAAAGATTGTAGAGTTAGATCCTACAGCACCAGCACCGAATCCGCAAGCAGCATCTTTGATGTCTACGTTTGCGTCTAAGATGTTTAGGTTTACTGTACCAGATACTAATCCAGCTTTTACAGTAAGGTTGTTAACCGTTTGTGGTTTTAACAACGCTTTAGTAATTAAGTCGATTTGTGAGGTTTGATCAACGTATGCTGATAAACCA